CCAGTCCCAACTCCAAGCTGCTCTGGACCAGGACGGCTGGTCCACCAACCAACGCGCTGTCATTCGAGCCAAACTGCGCCTTTGGACCCTCCGTGCAGCCGGGTTGGACCAACTATTCGAGAAGCGGGGCAACATTCCTGGCCACCCCGACTCCTTGCCCCCTACCACCCAGGACATTGTCACCTGGCGCTGGAAACGTGCCCACCAGGCCAAAATGCGCGCCCAGACCAAAGCCACCAAAACCCCTGCCACCATCCATGCCCAGGAATTGGCGGATGACAAATCGTACGAACCTGGGTAGACTCAGCCTGCATGGGCACACCTGGTACCCCGGACCCGTTTGCCAAGCCCAGTGAATTTGACGACACCCCCCCAGACCTCGCTGCCCTCCAGGACGCCTGGGCTCCCAAAGCCGCGTGCTGCTGGTGTGCCTCGCCCCTGCACAATGCCGAGATTCTAGGTACCGCGTGCTACGTGTGCCCTAGCGAACCCTGTCTCCAACGCCAGCTTGCCCACGCCATCATCCTCAACATCAAGGGCACAGACGGCAAACCTAGCCAACGCCTGCTCTACCTGCCCCTGCCCCGTCAAGCCGAGGCCCATGAGTACGTCATGGCCAACCAGATCCGGCGCATCCTGTACGGCGGGGCAGCGGGTGGGGGTAAGTCCAAGTTCCTGCGCTGGCTCGCCTACTCCCTCTGCCTGTCCCGCCCAGGCTTCAAAGTCCTCCTCCTGCGCCGCACCTGGCCCGAGCTGGAAGAGACCCACATTCAAGAGTCCATCCTAGAGGAACAGCAGTTCGGGGAGAACGGATGTGGTATCATGCACGTCACCCCCTCCAACCGCCGCGTGGACTTCTACAATCACAGCTACATCAAGTTTGGGCACTGCCAAGACCCCAAGGACATGGCGAAGTACCTGTCTACCGAATACGACCTCATCCTGTTCGATGAGCTCGTGACCTTCACCGAGAAACAGTACTTCCTTATCTCCTCCCGTGCTCGCACCCCCCGCTCAGACGGTTGGAAGCCCATGGTAGTGGCCGGCACCAACCCTGGTGGTCCCGGTGCGGCGTGGGTCACCGAGACCTTCATCCACAAGTTCCGGGACCCCAAGAAGTACCCCCTCTACAACCCTGCCCAACACCTGTACATCCGGGCTCTCCTAGATGACAACCCGCACGTCAACGCGAGCTATGTCGAGTTCTTGATGGACTTGGACCCAGATTTGCGGGAAGCCTACAGGTGGGGCAACTGGGACTTGTTCCCAGGCCAGTACTTCAAGGAGTTCCGGAGCACCCTCAAGGGTCAGCCCTACCACGTGCGTCGGATCGATGTTCCGGTCTCCCTGCCTCGGCGTGGGGGTATGGACTGGGGGTACTTGCGCCCAGGGGTGGTGCTCTGGGGTGTGGTGCTGCCTGACAGTGGCCGCCTCTACATCGAGCACGAGTGGGTGTTTGACACCCTCCCCCCCAGCAAGGTAGCCGCAGCCGTCAAGATCCTCAACGCCATCTGGGGTATCACGCTCATCCGGTGTGTGGGCGACCCGGCCATGGCCATCCGCAACCACGAGACGGGTGAGGACATCTTCGAAACCCTGGGCAACAACGGGTTCCCAGTCGAGCCTGCCCATAACGAACGAGTGAACGGCTGGATCCGGTGCCGCGAGTGGCTCAAACCCTGGCCCGATGGTGCACCTGGTCTCGTGATCTCCCCTGACTGCCCGTACCTCATTCGCACCCTGCCCCAACTCATGCAGGATGAGACCAAGCTCGAGGACGTGGACACCACCGGGGAGGACCACGCTGCCGACGCACTCAGGTACATGGTGATGGACTACCCAGGGCCAGTGGGCGCACTGACAGGCACCAAGGTCTTCCAACCAGGTACATTAGGTGCTATGTTCCAGGAAGCCCAAGCTGCGGCATTGTCAGGCGGGTACCTGGGCCAGTACAATGTGGGCGGCTGAAACATGACAAGGTACACAAAATAAAGTTGCGGTCGGCGGCTGAAACTGCCCCGCTCATTCGCAGGAGTATAGATGGCCCCACCACCCTTCGCCCCGCCCGTACCGCCCCTCGGCCTTGGTCAGGGTGGTCCCATGGATCCGATGCAGGGTGGGCAGGGCGGGCAAGGTGGTCCTCCTCAGCCCTCACCTGCTCAGGCCCACGCTACCGAGCTCAAGGTCAAACCCATTCCCCTCCCAGCAGAAGGTAAGGGCAGCTACACCTACTGGAAGAAGGAGGTGGACGCCAGTGTGGAGCGGCTCACCCAGTTCAAGCCCGAGTGGGACCGCAACGTCATGTCCTACCGTGCCAAGCCCCTGACCAAGATGCCGCACGAGGACGCCGTGGTAGTGCCTCGGGACTTTGCGCTGGTCGAACAAAAGGCCGCCCAACTGTTCTTCCGTACCCCCGAGGTCCGTCTCACCACCCGCATCAAGGCCGTCCAGGACCCAGTGCAAGTGTTCCAGGATATCCTCAACTACTACCTCAGCGAAGACGAAGCGGGCTCCATGGCTATGATGAACGAAACACTGTTCGATGCCCTGTGCCCAGCCGGTATCTTGTGCTCCGTCATTGGCTACGAGACCTTTGTGGACGGGGTGCAGCGCCCACCGACCGGCAACATGATCCCCGACCCCAAGTGGAAGCCCACCCTACCTCCTGGCGACATCTTGGGCCTGAGCGGTTCCATGGACCAGCCACCCCTGATCCCTGAACTCATGCCTCCCGTGCCCAACGTGGTGTATGCCCGCTACTTCTGGAACCGCTTCTCTCCTGCTGCTGCCATCATCCCTCAGGACTTTGGCGGCTCCGACTACGACAAAGCTGCATTCCTGGGCTACCGCTTCAAGGGTCCTTGGTCCCACATCAAGACCGTCCACCAGCTTGGGGACATGGACATCCCTCGGTCCAAGGGCACTAACACCAGCGACCTCAAGATCAAGTCCGAGCCCAACATGGACAGCTCCAACATCACGGACCCGGATGAGGTGTCGGGGTGGTGTATCTGGTACCGTACTAGCCTCTACGACTCTAAACAAGTCCACCCCGAGAAGTTCCGGCAGCTCATTTGCCTCGATGGCCTGGACGCCCCCCTGGTCCACCGAGACTCCCCGTTCCAGCGCGATGTAGCCGGCAAACTGGTGGGTCTCATGGGCAACCCTATCCACCTGGGGGCATTGCGCTACGTCAGTGACAGTGCCTACCCCCCCTCAGAGTGCTCCATCTCTCGGGCCTCTAACGAGGAGCTCAACAAGTCCCGTACCCAGATGATGCTGCAACGAGACAGGTCTATCCCCATGCGTCTGGCGGACATTGCACGCCTCGGGGGTGCGGACCAACTGGAGAAGTTGCGCCAGAACCAGTACCAGTCCATCATCGGCCTCCCCAGCTTCGACCCCAACAAGCCCCCCATTGCCGCCATCCAGCTCTCCTCCTTCCCCCGGGAGAACTTCACGTTCAACGACTACCTGGACAGCGACATTGGCCAAACCTGGGCCATGGGGGCCAACCAGCGCGGTCTGGAATCCGCCAACAGCATCACGGCTACCGAGAGTGCCAAGATCGACCAGTGGGCTACCACTCGCCTAGACAAGGAACGCGCCAAGGCCCTGGAGTACTATATGAAGGGGGTGCGGAAGTTCGGGGCCATACTCCAACTCTTCCTCACCGATGAACAGGCCGCTGCGATTGTGGGCCAAGAAGAAGCTGGCCGGCTCTCCAAGTGGGACCGCAAGTCCATGCCTGCCCCTCTCAGCTACACCTGTGACCCCGACAGCGCCATCCGCCGCGACCCCGTGCAAGTCCGAGTAGAGGCCCTCAAGCTGTACGAACTGACCGCCAAGGACCCGCACGCCAACTCCCCAGAGCTCCTGGCTGATGTCATGCGGGCCTTCTCCCGTGACCCCATCAAGCTCGTGACCCAGCAGACTCCACCCTCTGTCAAACCGGCTGCACTCTCATTCCGGTTCGACACCCAGTCCATCGACGTACGCAACCCCAACTTCCCGATCTACTTGGCCATCCTCAAGCAGAACGGGTACCAGTCGCTCGAAGAACCTGTGGTGGACCCGGCGACTGGCGAGAAGGAACCCTCACCCGTGGAGCAAGCCCTGGCGTACTCCCAGTTCCAGCAGCAGCTCATGGGGGTAGCCACCGGGGGCGAACCGCCTACGGGTATTGGGTTCGGGGACGATGGCGAAGGTGGAGGCGAGGGTGTACCAACCATGACCGGTGGCCCCAAACCCCAACACGGTGGGTCAGCACCTCGGGCCGAACGGCTGAGCAAACACCAAGGTGATGCACCGGGGGGCTTGCCAGGCAACGCCCCTGAGTGATAGGCTCCTGTTGT